GTGATAAGCCTCTCGTAAGAAAGACTACCTTGCACTTAATACAACACTACCTCGCTAAGTCTAAACACACCAACTATATAAGACTCACCTGAACTAGTATAGGCCCGTATAACCTGAGTTACATAACTGATCCTTATGACTTACACTTATATGCACCCTAAAAAGTACAGCCTCTTATCGGTTAGTTTAGCTTATTAATCATAAGCCAAACACCTAATGGAGGATTTATCCCATGGCTTTTACAACCGCAACAGGTTACGGCAACTTACCAAATGGTAACTTCAGCCCAGTAATCTATTCTAAAAAAGTACAGCTAGCTTTCCGTAAATCTACTGTAGTTGGTGATATTACTAACTCAGATTATTTTGGGGAAATTGCTAGTCAAGGCGACACAGTAAAAATTATCAAAGAGCCAGAAATTTCTGTAAGTGAATATGCTCGTGGCACAAATGTCACAGCACAAGATTTGCAGGATGACGATTTTAACTTAGTCATTGATAAGGCTAACTATTTTGCCTTTAAGATGGACGATATTGAAGACGCACATTCGCATGTGAACTTCATGGATCTTGCTACCAACCGTGCTGCCTATCGTTTGGCAGACAACCATGACCAAGAAGTACTTGGCTACATGGCTGGCTATAAGCAGGGTTCTTTGCACAGCAAAGCCAATGCTTTAAATACTACTGTCAATGGCACTAAGGCTGTAAGCTCTGCAGGCGCAAACGAATTGCTTGCATCTATGCAGCTTCACAAAGGTGACTTTGGAAATATTTCCACTGCATCTGCTGGCACTCACTCAATTCCTGTGACTGCTCGTATGCCCGGTGCTACCTCGTTACCAACGGCTACTGTTTCTCCTGCTATGATTGTCTCACGCATGAAGCGTTTGCTTGATCAGCAACAGGTTGACTCACAAGGTAGGTGGCTTGTAGTTGACCCGGTATTTATGGAAATCCTCGCAGACGAGGACTCACGGTTCATGAATGCAGACTTCGGTGAATCAGGTGGTTTGCGTAATGGTCTTACCCTTAACAACTTCCACGGCTTTCGTGTATATTCCTCTTCCAATTTGCCAGCACTAGGCACTGGAGCAGGTACATCAGGTACAGCTAACCAGTTGACAAACTTCGGTGTTATTATTGCAGGACATGATTCTTCTGTAGCAACAGCTGAGCAAATCAACAAGACAGAGACATATCGTGACCCTGACAGCTTTGCTGACATTGTTCGTGGCATGCATCTATACGGTAGGAAGATTCTTCGCCCTGAAGCAATCGTCACTGCCCGTTATAACGCAGCATAGAGAGGATATAAACTATGGCTACTTTTGATATGACTCTCAGTTCTACTGCTGGTGTTGGGGCAAACGTTCTTGCTGTCCCAACAGTAGTTGGTAATACTGTACGAACCATTGAAGCAATCTTAGATATTGATGCTATGATTGCTGCAGGTGCTACCATTGCTAACGGTGACATCTTCCAACTACTTGAAATCCCTTCACAGTCAGTTCTTCTGACTGCTGGTGCGGAAATCATGAAGTCTTTTACTGCAAGTTGTACTTGTAATATTGACTTTGCTGGTGGAGATGACATCATTGACGGTGCTGCACTTGACGATGCTGCTGGTACATACCTTGTACTTGGTACTAACGGTGAGACTAATGTTATTAATACTGCAGCTGCCTCTACTTATGCTGCTGCTGCATTAGCTCTTGTCGCTGCGTCAGATACTATTGATGTTGTTATTGCTGGTGCTGCTGCTGCTACTGGACGCTTACGTGTCTATGCAGTAATTGCAGATGTTTCGGCTGCTCACACTGAGGCTTCTGCAGCCCAACGTGACTTGCTGTAATACATTACTAAACTTAGGGGCTGGCTTAGTGCTGGCCCCTTTAGCTTATCTTAAGGAAAAATAATGGCTCTTACATTTCTTACATTAACTAATAGCGTTATTACTAGGATGAATGAAGTAGAGCTTACTTCTAGTAACTTTGCAAGTGCTAGGGGTGTACAGATACAATGTAAAAATGCCGTTAATGAAGCTATACGACACATCAATCAAAAAGAATTTGCTTACCCATTTAATCATGCAACTAACAGTTCTACTTTAGTTCCGGGAGTGGTTCGCTACAGTATACCCACTGGTACAAAATATATAGATTACAATACTGCTAGAATAAAAAGGAATACTGCACTTAGTTCCTCAGGCATTAACTTAAAAAAGATTAACTATAATGAGTATATAAGTAAAGACCTTGCAAGCCAAGAAGACGAAATTGTATCTACCACATTAAATGGATCACATACAAATTCTGTAACTATACTTACATTAGTTTCTTCTACAGGCTTCTCAGCAGAAGGTTCTGTCTATGTAGGTAGTGAGTTAATTTCTTATACTGCTATCTCAGGCAATACTCTTACAGGCTGCGTCAGGGGTGATGGCGGCACTACAGCTGCAGCATACGCTACTGGTGTAGTGGTTACACAGTTCGACAATGGTGGTATGCCACAAATAATTGTACGTACACTTGATAACAACTACTTGCTCTACCCTTACCCTGATAAAGAGTATACATTACTGTATGATTACTTTACGTTTCCTGATGACTTAGTTGCACACGGAGACACTACTACAATCCCAGATAGATTTAAACCTATTATTACAGACGGTGCTGCTGCATTCTTGTATCAATACAGAGGCGAGGTACAACAGTACCAGCTTAACTTTGAGCGTTTTGAAGATGGCATCAAGAACATCCAGAGCTTGTTAATTAATAAGTATGATTATATTAGATCCACAGCTATAACAATGCCTACCTCTGGAGTGCCTTTTTAATGCCAGACAGTTCTCAAGTACAACCTGTAGCATTTAACTGTGAGGGCGGTTTAGTTTTAAACCGTTCTAGTTTTTTAATGCAACCGGGAGAGGCAATAGAATTAGAAAACTTTGAGCCTGACATCTCAGGTGGTTATCGTAGAATTAATGGCTTTAGTAAATTTATAAATCAAGTAGTTCCTATTACAAGTAGTACTGCTGAAGAGCCTTTAATGTCTACTTTATTTGCAAACAAAGTAGTAGCTGCTAGAGGAGAAAGAATTTACTCTTCTGCTTCTACTACGCTAACAATTCGTATTGCCTCAAATACAGCTATGACAGGTGCTGGACAAATTACTGTTAATTCTACTTCAGGGTTTTCTTCTAGTGGCTCTCTACAGATCAACTCTGAAATCTTTACTTATACAGGTATTACCTCAAGTTCTTTTACAGGTGTTACTAGAGCTACCTCAAGCACTACTGCAGCAGCACACATAAAAAGTAATGTACTATCTGAGGCTTGGACACAAAGAGATACAGACAGAACTAATGCTACTAAGTATCACTTTGAACGTTACAACTTTGATGGCAACGAAAAACTTATTTGTGTAGATGGGGTTAATGCTCCAGTAATATTTAACTCTTCTATGACTGCATCAGATGTTAGTGCAAGTTCAGTAGCAGGTTCTACTGTTGTAGCTGCATATAGAAATCATATGTTTTACGCAGGTAAATCTACTACACCACAAGAGATAGTTTTTAGTGAGCCTTTTGATGAAGATGGTTTTAATGCGGGAGATGGTGCAGGTAGTATTAAGGTTGACGATACAGTAGTTGCACTAAAAGTTTTTCGTAACAGTCTGTTTATCTTTTGTGAGAATAGAATATTTAAACTTACAGGCTCAACTCTTAGTGACTTTTCAGTGGAACCAGTAACAAGAAACATTGGTTGCATTAATAGCTTTACCGTACAGGAATTTGCGGGTGACTTGATCTTCCTTGGTCCTGATGGATTACGTACTGTTGCTGCTACTGCACGTATTGGTGACACAGAGCTTGGTACAATTAGTAAAAACATTCAATCTATATTTGATGAAAATATTAGGGACGCAGGTTCTTTTGACAGCGTAGTTATACCAGATAAAACACAGTATAGAATATTCTTTAATAAGGATGGACAGTCAGAAAGTCTTTCTAGGGGGGCAGTCTGTGTCCTTAAGAAAGAAGCTTTTGAGTTTTCAACTCTACTAGGATTACAAACTACTTGTACCGACTCCTTTGTTGAAGCAGGGGATGTGATTGTACTTCATGGTGACAGTAGTGGGTTTATACAAAGACAAGAAGTAGGAAGTACTTTTGATGGTACAATTATAGCAGGCAAATATAGAAGTCCTGATATGTCTTTTGGTGACCCCGGCATACGTAAACATATGCAAAAAGTTATTATTAACTACAAGCCTGAAGGAAGTATTGACACAGATTTATTTGTAAGATATGATAACGAAAATAGAGACTCTTCAAGGCCAGCGGTATACCCTTTTGACACATCTAATTTAGCAGCATCCTATGGTACTGCAGAATATAGTACAACTTCTAGTACAACTCAATTTGCTTATGGAGGTGGTCAAGAACCTCTTGATAGGCAGTCAGTAGAAGGTTCAGGTTTTTCTGTTGTTTTAAGGGTAGAAGATGACGGGCAAAGCAATCCTTACTCCCTTAAGGGATTTCAGCTAGAGTATCAATTAGGAGCAAGACGTTAGATGGGCGCTACATACACAAGACAATCAACATACGCAGATGGAGATACCATTACAGCGGATCATACTAATGATGAATTTGACCAGCTTCTAGCCGCTTTTGCTGCAAGTACTGGGCATACGCATGATGGTACTACTGCAGAGGGTGGCCCTATTACTAAGCTGCTTGGTACTTCCCTTACGTTGGGTAATGGTGCTTCAGGTACAGACATTACACTAACCTTTGATGGTGAAAGTAATGATGGTGTATTAAAGTGGATGGAAGATGAGGACTACTTTGAGTTCTCTGATGACATACTTATTGCTACTACAGAGAAGATACAGTTTCGTGATGCTGCTATCTTTATTAACTCTAGTGTAAATGGTCAACTAGACATTGTAGCCGACACAGAGATACAGATTGCTGCTACTACTATTGATATGAATGGTGCTGCTGACATCTCAGGTAACTTAGCTGTAGGTGGTAATCTTACGGTAGCAGGTAATGCAACAGTAACAGGTACTACTACCTTTAATGGCGGTACTCTTACTCTTGGTGATGCAGCTAGTGATAATGTTGTGTTTGGCGCTGACGTAAACTCAAGTATTATTCCTAACACAGACAGTACATTTGACTTAGGCTCTGCAAGTCAAGAGTGGCGTGATATTTACATAGACGGTACAGCACACTTAGATGCTATTAATTTTAATGGTACAGCTATATCCTCCACTGCTGCTGAACTTAATCTTCTAGATGGCGTAACGGCTACAACAGCAGAACTTAATTTAATTGACGGAGTAACTGCTACAACAGCAGAGCTTAACATTTTAGATGGTGTTACCTCTACTGCAGCAGAGTTAAATCTACTTGATGGTGTAACATCTACCACAGCTGAGTTAAACATTCTTGACGGTGTTACAAGCACTGCAGCAGAACTAAATATTCTTGACGTAAGTAATAGTACAATAGGCGATCTATCTGAGATAAGTACTGCAGCTAATGATGATGTAATCATAGCCCTTGATACTTCGGGTGGTGGAATTAAAAAGATTACTAGGAGTACCTTTCTTGCTGGCTCTGGTTCAAGCGCAGATATAGCTAACGTTGTAGAAGATACCAGCCCACAACTAGGTGGAAACCTAGACATGAATGGTGCTGACATTGTTACAACTTCTAATGCTACACTTGACTTAGCACCTAATGGCACAGGTACAGTAGTTGTACGAGGCAATACTAACTCAGCCGCTATTGTATTTAACTGTGAAAGCAACACCCACGGACAAAAAGTATTTGGTCAACCTCACTCAGCTAGTGTAACAAATACTCTTATGCTCCCTGCTGGAGCTAACTCAACATTAGTATCTCTCGTATCAGAAGACACACTAACAAATAAAACTTTAACGTCTCCTAAAATTAATGAGAATGTAGCAGTAACTTCAACAGCTACAGAATTAAATCTACTTGATGGTGTTACTAGTACAACTGCAGAGCTAAACATTCTTGATGGTGTTACTTCTACTGCTGCTGAGATTAATCTTATAGACGGTGGCACTGCCAGAGGCACAACAGCCGTAGCAGATGGCGATGGCTTTCTGACTAACGATGGCGGCACAATGAGAATGACTAAAGTAGATACTCTTTCTACGTATATGTCGGGTAAAAGTGTTGGTGGCTCTAATATAGTTACTACAGGTGCTTTAAATGCAGGTTCTATTACTAGCGGTTTTGGCACTATTAATACTGGCGCTTCTGCTATTACTACAACAGGTCTTATTTCAGGCGGGTCTTTAGATATAGACAATGTACTTATCAACGGTACAACTATTGGACACACTGACGATACTGATCTAATGACATTAGCTGACGGACTACTTACTGTCGCTGGTGAAGTACAAATGACTACACTAGATATTGGTGGTACTAATGTTACAAGTACTGCTGCTGAGTTAAATATTCTGGACGGTGTAACTAGTACTGCTGCTGAACTTAACTTAGTTGATGGGGCAGGTACACTTAAAGAAGTTGGCAAAGAGACAATCTGGGTTCCTTCTTCTTCTATGTACCCATCTACAACTAACCCATGCTCTGACTTGACTCAGGTTGAGACTACAGCACTTCGTCCTGACTTAAAGGTCTTAGACTTTGCGACAGGCGCAGATGAGTTTGCACAATTTGCAGTTGCATTTCCAAAGAGTTGGAACGAAGGCACAGTAACATTCCAACCTTTCTGGACTGTAACAGGAACCAACACAGGCACTGTTGCGTGGCAGCTAGGTGGTATTGCAGTATCCAGTGATGATACAATCAACACAGCCTTTGGCTCACTTGTAGCAACTACTGCTTTGGCTCACTCTGGTACATCTAATGATTTAATGGTTTCAGTAGAAAGTGGCGCAGTTACTATTGCGGGAAGTCCTGCAGCAAACGATATGTGTTTCTTTCAGATTAATCGTGATGTTTCAGCAGACGCTCAAAGTGGTGATGCTCGTTTGTTGGGCATTAAGTTATTCTTTACTACTGACGCAGCGAATGACGCATAGAGGTTATAATTAATGAGTGGTTTCGGATATAATATTTTAGGTTTTGGTGGTGGGGGTCCTCCCCCTCCAGAAGTAGACGATGGGTTCAATCGTGTTAATTTTCTGTCTCACTTTGATGGAGCAAACAATGGGGTCAACAATGAGTTTGACGATGGCTCTGCAAGCAATCACTCAGTCACAAGGAACGGCGATGCACAGCAGGGCAGCTTTGGCCCGTTTGCTCGTCCTGATGGTGAGTGGGGTGTGGACTTTAAAAATACCAGTGCTTTGGCATTGCCTCAAGACAATGCAGACTTTAACTTTGGAACCGCCAATTTTACGATTGAATGTTTTATGTTATATAAAGGTAATCCCTCCTCAGATGACTCTTATATAATAAGTTTTGGCGGTGGATCAGGCAATGCAGGTCATTTTGGTCTAAACATTTATAATGGAGATTGGAGGTCAGGAGCATTTAATGATAATCTATCTGCAGGAACTGCTCCAACAGATCGTGCTTGGCATCATGTAGCCCAAGTTTATGAATCTAACGTATTTAAACTTTATGTAGATGGCACATTAGTTAGCTCCGTTGGAAGTGATGGACCCTTTGAAGCTAGTACAGCTATAATTAGCGGCTATTGGGATAATTCAGATGCAAACTGCTTTAATGGTTTAATTTCTAATCTTAGGATTGTAAAAGGAACAGCGGTTTACACATCTAACTTTACCCCTCCGACAGGTCCATTAACCGCAATATCAGGAACAGTTTTGCTAGCCTGCCAAAGCAATCATTTTGTTGACAACTCTGCTTCAGGCCACACACTTACACCAGTAGTAAGTCCATCCGTAACAGCCTTCGGCGCAATCCTAACTGACGCAGCGTATGACCCTGCGGTAAACGGTGCGAGTTGTAGCCTTGATGGCACTGGCGATGCCCTTACAGGCCCTACAAGCAACGATTTTGGGTTCGGTGATAACTCTTTTACGGTAGAGGTATGGATATATCCAACAGATATTACCAACTACAAGGTTCCAATAGGCACAAGTGGGTCAAGTGGTAATGGTCGGTGGTATATTTCTTATGGCTCTCCTAAAATATATTGGGGTAGCTTCGGCAATGGCTCTGATGGAGACTTTACTGTTG